GTTGAAATATTATTAATAATAATTATAATATTATTGAGTGTTATATTGATGAATATAGTGTATAATCGTATAGAAGAATATAATGAAAGGGAATTATCAGATCCTATATTGGATGTTTTAAAAACATTATTAATACCTGTTCATGATATATTTAATGTTATTAAACTAAATAAAGCAGATAAAAGTTATACTTTGAATAAGGAAATAATATATATATGTGTAAAGGATGAAAAAGGTGAATATTATCCAATGAATTCGTTAGTTCATGTGATATTACATGAGGTAGCACATATGTTAAATACGAAAGATGTCGGTCATACAAAAGAATGGGAAAAGATTTTTAATAATTTGTTAAAAAAAGCAGAGGAAAAGCAAGTTTATAACCCAGCTATACCTATGGTTTCTAATTATTGCGGAGTTACATAAAAATAAATATTAAGTAAATAAAATAATACAGTAAATAAATGTCAAAGTTACCAACTCATAAAATAGAAGAATTGGAAGGAACTATAAGTTTAGCAGAATGGGAGAAAAAGATATCAAAATACAAAGAACAATCTGAAACTAAAAAGCATAAAAAATGGAGTACTCTTATACATAACGGACCAGTTTTTCCTAAGGAGTACAAGCCTTTACCAAAAGATGTTAAAGTAAAATATAACGGTAAGAAAGTAGATTTAGACAATAATCATATTAAAAACGATTTTAATTTAACGGCTGAAGAGGCATCTATATTACTGTTAGCATTAGTTAAAAGGTTTAAAGTTGATTCACCAAAAGAAATGCCTGAATATGCTAAAAAAAATTTTATGAAAGATTGGAAGAAGATTTTGGGAAAAGATCATGTTATTAAAGATATAGATAAAGTGGATTTGAGTATGATAGAAGAACATATGGAAGAAAAGAAGAAAGATAAGAAAAAATTATCGAATGAAGAAAAAAATCAAGAATTAGAGGATAAAAATGATGTTAATAAATTATACGGATTTGCATTGTACGATGGATATAAAGTAGCTGTAAAATCAAGTATAGAACCACCGATAGCATTTTTTTCTTCGTCGGAATTAAAACATTATAACAAAGATAATAATAAAGATTCTAAATATTTATCAGGTAAACTTAAGAAAAGAATTATGCCTGAAGATGTTATTATTAATGGTTCTTCTATACCTGAATGTTTTTTCAAAGGAAAACCATGTAAATGGGGTGAAGTAAAAAAAGATCCATTTATTGAATGGTTTGCTTCATGGAGAGATCCGGTTACAGGAGATTTTAAATATACAGTAATTCAAAGATCTAAAAGTATTTTAGTATCTAGTAGAGACCAAGATAAATTTGAAATAGCTAGAAAATTGAAGAACAAAATAGAGGCGATTAGAAAGAAATATACAGTTGATTTACGATCGGAGGATAAAAATCTTAAATTAAAAGCATTAGCTACTTATTTTTTAGATAAATTTTCAATTAGACCGGGTGGTAATAAAAAAGAAGAACAGGAAGAAGGAGGTGTTGGTTTGGTCGAATTGACTTGTGAAAATATTACTTTCCAAGATAAACATTATGTAGAATTAGATTTTACCGGTAAATCAGGTGTTGCATATAAGAAAAAAAAGGAGATAGATCCATATGTATATAATGTTTTGTATAAAATATGTTCCAAAGGAAAATGTGACAAATTATTATTTGACATAAGTATAAACGACTTGAATAGTAATTATCTTGGTGAAATGATAAAAGGTTTAACAGCCAAATCTTTTAGAACATGGAAAGCATGTACAACATTTGAAAATGAATTGAATAAAAATAACATAGATGTATCAGATCAAACACATGATAAACAATTTGCTTTTAATGTATCTAATATAGCAGTAGGAGATGCATTAAATCACAAAGCGGAGTATGAGGAAAAGGATATGTTAAAGATGAAAAATAAAACAGAAGAATTGGAGAGAAAAGTAGAAAATGCAAGCACAGAGAAACAAATAGAAAAAGCACAACTTGCTTTAGATAAACATGTACATAAAGTGGAGCAAAAACAGTCTAAAATTAATACAGGTACAAGTAAAGGAAATTATATAGATCCTAGAATTTCGATATCTTGGGCTAAAAAAACACAAACACCTATAGAAAAATTATATACACCTGCTATTCGTTCAAAATTTATATGGGCTATGGATACAAAATCAGATTGGAAGTTTTAATAGTTTGTTGATATAAGTATGTGTAAATATAAATAAGATTTATTTATATTTACAAATAATAAAATGAGTAATATAGAAGATTTATTTTCCGATTTAATTCTAGATATTGATAGTGATTTAGATATGGACGATATAGATAATATCGAGATTAAAATATCTAAAGAAAATCCGATGGAAATGTTTAACAATTTTATTGTAAATTGTAAAGAATTATGTAAGGATAAGTACGGGGATATAGAGGTTTGTGGGGATATTATATTAGATATGAGATCTTTTTGTAAAAAAATAAATAATGATAAGTTATCTGAAGCTAAGGAAATTTTTAAAAGATTACCCAAACTTATACAATGTATTTATATACAAACATCTGATTTTATAATAAGTAATAAAGACTTTTTCGAAAAAAAAAGTTATAAAACAGCTTTTAATATTTTTAATTTATTTAAATTAAAAGAGGATAAAAAGGAAGAAGTATATTCTTATTTATTAGAAAAATTTTTAAAAAACGATATCAAAAAAAAGAATTCTAAAACTAGTATTCCGAAAACAAAGAGTAGCAAAACAAGTGTTCCGAAAACAAAGAGTAGCAAAACAAGTGTTCCGAAGGATAAAAAGGAAGATAAAGTATCAAAATATTCCAAAAAATACCAAAAATATAAAGAAATAGATGATAAAGATCCATTGTATATATTTTATTATAGTTCATATAGCGAAAATCCAGAATCTAGATTAGCTATAACATGGTTAACAGAACATGGAATTTTTAGTAGTTCGAAAAGACACGAACTTGAAAGTAAATACCAGAAATTAAAAGAAAATAATTTATTGATAAAATAAATTACAACATATTGTCTTTGTATTTAGTATTATATCGTTGGTTATGAAATTTCCAAAAATCTTCACACCCAAATTTAAAGTCTTTTGGAATTAATTTAGCTTTATACCAAAAAACACAGTCATTCCAATCGTTTGTACCTGCTGTGTTATTAATGTATAAAGCAGTATGGTCATCTGTTATTTGATTTAATATTGAACAAAATAATTGGTAACTGGGGATTATACTTGCATAATTATCATACATATTTTTTCTGAAATTATTATTAGGTTCTCTAAAGATAAAAACACCATCAACATTATTACGAATGCTTGGTCTTATATCCATACTATATTGTAAGGAAAGAATATATAACATTTTCCAATGTCTTCCTAATTTATATAGGGAATTTTGTGTTTGTTTACGAAAAATCGAAGGATTGTCAGTACAATCGTCAATTATTAACAAAGACCATGGATTTTGTAAATGCTCTTTTGCAATTTTTTGTCTTTTTATAAACTCTATTATCTTATCTTCATCGTAATTATTAAAAACAAAAGAAGAAGGAATAATTTTTTTAAAAAAATGATTACTATCCTCAGTTCCGCTCATAACCATCCCAATAGGAAATATATCTTTTTTAGAATACAATAAATCAGCTATAAGAGTTGACTTTCCAGAATTGTGAACTACTGAAAAATCCGAAAGTAAAAATCTATGGTCTCCATCTGTTGTAAAACCGTAATATTGATCTATATTTCTATAATTTATTGTAAAATTATATGATAGATTTGATTCTAGTTTTTGTTCTGTTTTATTAAATATTCCATTTCTTTTTAGCAAAGGTATTTGATCGATTCCTTCGCCGTTAATACTACATTTATAATACATTTCAGATAGTTCTCCTTTACTTATGATTTTAAACTCTTTTTTACAGCATTCATATCCTAAAGATCTAGATATGAATAATATATCATCTATCATTTGTTCGGAACTTTGTATAATATTATATCCGCTAGTGACATCTATGTCATTATCAATTATATAATTAGAATCGATAATACCTGCTAAGATTTTTAATCTATTTTTACGAGAACTTGTCTTGTATTCTTGTGGTATATGTTTATTTATATTCAATAAATTGTTTTCTATATAATTTGCAACTTGATTAGTTCCGTCTTTGTAATATTGAATCTGGTCGCAATCATAGTTTAATTCATATCCTTCTTTAACAAAGCATTTTTTTACATAATTTAATATAGTATTGTTATTTATATTGTCAAAGTTGTTATCTATACGAGAACTTATACTACCTAACATAACTCCTAAACAATAAGGATTTATTTGTAATAAATTGTTATCATTATCAAATGTTACACCTTTTCTAAACCATTTATAATTATTTTTAAATATATCATCTTTATATAAATAATTTTTAAGACTAATATCAACTATAAATTCTTTATTATAATTTTCTTTCTTTTTATTATATTTTAATGTTAATATATGTTCTTCATTAACTAATATTTCATCGCCATTTGCGGGTTTTATCGAATACATCTTATCTACATTTCTACACAACTCTAATACTTTTCTAGGTGTCGAATCCCAACCCATTACTTTATCACCTATAACAATATTTTCAACATTTTTTATAGTACCATCATACATTAAAATTTCAGTACCTGCTATAAAACAACCAGGTTTCCCTATTATTACTATTTTAGAACCTCCCTGATCCGGATTCATATAATTCTTACTATTAGGTTGTATCATATCTAAATTTAATTCTTTAATTTTAATTGTATTATCCTTGTTCATTTTTTATATCCAGATATTTTTTAAATAAAGTTTTATATATTATTTATTATTTATTATTTATTATTATAATATATTATAATAAATAATGCCTTGTTTAGCTTATGTATATCTATTAAGAAGTAATTGTGATAATTACAATAAATTGAAAAATTCACTGGAACTATATGGAAATTCTAATTATGCTAAATATAATAAATACACCAACAATAACGATTTAATAAATACATTAATATCTTTCATTAGTACTCCACCACCACCGCCTTCCACTATGCCTCCGCCTACCACTATGCCTCCACCTACCAACATACCAACACAGCCACCAAGTACTATGTCTCCGTCTACCACTATGCCTCCACGTCCTACTGAACAACCTAGTTTTTTATGCTATAGTAATAAACTAAATAAAATAGACGATTGTGGTTGTAATGTATCTTCGTATGATTTTAATTATAATTTAAATCAAAAACAACAAGAAAGAGAAAGACAAAGAGAATTAGAAAAGCATATATATTTGCAACTAGAACAAGAAATAGATCAAAAAATGAGAATAGAGGCAAATATAGAAAAACAAATAAATAAAAAAATGGAAATGGAAACAGAAAAACAACAACGATTATGTAAACAGAAACAAAAAGTAAATAAAAGAAAGAATAAAAAAATAAAGAATAAAAAAATAAAGAATTATAAAGAAAAAGATATAGCGGTAGATATAGAAAAAGAGATAGAAAAATATTATTATTTAATTGTATTCATTATGATTTTAGGATTATTAATATGGATTTTTGCATTATGTCTATTAATATCTAATATAGATTCAATGCATCCATTTGCATTTGTATTAGCATTTTTACAATTATTTGGAATACCAATTCCAATCGGGGGCCCGATAATAACGATATTTATAGTCTTAGCTACTAGTAGTAAATACAATAAAAAAGGTGGTGGAACAGGTTATATGTCACCACTATCATCAAATAGAGATAATGGAAAAACTAACAAAACAAATACAGGTACAAACACAGGTATAAACACAGGTACAGGTACAAACACAGGTACAGGTACAAACACAGGTACAAACACAGGTACAGGTACAAACACAGGTACAAACACAGGTACAGGTACAAATACAGGTACAAACACGAATACAAATTCAAATACACAGGTATAAAACTAGTATAAATAGACAAGAAGACAGACTGATATAGATAAATATCTTTAAAAGATTTTATAATATAATTATATTATAAAAGTAGTAAAAACTTATTGTATAATGTTAGAAATTTCTAATTTATTTTCATTATCAATCTGATCTAGAGATTTTATGTAAATAAAAATTTTACCTATATTACCAATGTATGATTTAAATAATATAGGTAAATCTTTTTTTGTAAATATTTGAAGATTATCGCTTAATCCTGAAATTTTACAAATTTTATATAGAGTTTCTGTTTTGAAATTTTGGTTGTATAAATTTTTATATTCACTTGAATTGCTATTAATATCACCCTCGTCATTATTATCATCATCATCATCATCATCATCATCTGATTTTCCACATTCACCAAAATCTATATACCTTTTTAAAACAACATTGTCGTCACACTTAAATCTAATTTGAAATTTTTTAGGAATTACAGTAACTTTATCGGAAATACTACATATATCTTTCGCCATTTTTTGAAATTCAGAACTTGATACCATTATCGAATTTGAGTATCCATCTGGTATATCTATATCAATTAATTGAATATCTTGTATTTTTATAAAAGATGTTGTTACTCGATTATTTTCCTTAGGTATAACTTTTATACCTAGTTCACACGGATTGTCTGATTGGATAAATAATTCAACAGAATCCTTCTTTTTTATATTTTTTAACATTCTGTATAAATGTAAAAGATTCAATCCTAATATTAATTTTTTATCTGATTTAAATTTATAAATACAAAAATTTTCACTACTTAACTTTAAATTTATCAAAATTGTTCTATAATTATCCATTTGAGTTAAATATATACCATCTTTATCAATTTTAATACAAGCTGTTTTAATATTATTTTGTAGAAGATCGGATACTATTTTGAGAATATATCCTTCTTTTGTTTTTGCTTTAAATAACACAGACATATTTATTAAAAAAAATAGAACTTTAAATATTATATATTTATATGATAAAAGAAATGATTAATGTAACACACAATGAAAATAAAATACAAATAGAAACTTTTGATATTTTAGATAATTCAAAATCTATAAAAGATAGAATAGCTGCCGAATTACAAGTTTTGCCTGAATATTTAATATTTGATAAAGAAATAGATATTAAAACTCAAGATGTTGGGGTAACTAATATTTTGAATTTAATTATAAATTCAGACAGTATAGATGAATTTAAAGATGAATTGAAAATTGAAATAACTAAAAACATTTTAGAAGATTGGGTATTGTATAATCAAAATCTTCAAAACTCTTACGAACGAATTAAAATAAATGATAAAGATATTGATTCAAGCATTAATAGTTTATATAAAGTTAGTGGTTTAAGTAATGAATATAATAAAGTTATTAATAAATTTGAAGATGTATTTAAGAGATTGTTTAAAAATAAAAACAAGTATGTAGCAGAAAAGAAAAACAAAGAAAAAAATTTTATTACTGAAGTAGAAAAACAAACTAAAGAATACAAAGAATTTAATAATACAGAAGAAAAAAAATCAGATGAAGATATAATTAAGAAAGGATATACAATTAATATAGAATATAAACAGAATGTAGAAATATTTGACTTATTTAATAGAATAATTCTGAATGAACGAATAAGTTTTGCAAAATGTAATAATTTTTTTAAAATTTTAAAAAATTTCAAAATTAATCAAGAATGGTTATATGAAAAAGAAGATGTAGATAATACTGACATTATTACATTATATATATACATAAAAAAAAAAATTAATAATTACACAAACGAGGATTATATACCAGTCAACATACAAATATCAAATAATATTATAATATCAACATTATCAGTACAATATATAACTGACAATATAACAAATGATGAGATAGCCGAAGAAATTAAAAAAATTTTAAATATAAATGGTGATTACGAAATAAAAGAACAACTATTAAGAGGTTCATTCAATATTTACGATTCTTTTATTAATTATCATCTATTAGCAGAATTAGCAATGAATGATAAAATATTGTCTAAGTTGATATATATAGATGAAAGCAATAAAGCAACAAAATCTAGAATATTTGTATATTTCAAAGAGTCTGTATTAAATTCTGTAACAGTAGAAATTTCTAATAATAAAAATTCAGTAGATAATATATATACTGAGATTTTTATTACAGGTAAAGATCAGAATACTTTGATATATTACAAAAATATTTTTACGAAAATATGTTCTTACTACGAAACTAAAAGAGATTATTTTATTGATATGTATAAATATTTACTAGATGATGAAGATTTCGGTTCAATATTAATAGAAGAACAGCATGAAAAACACAGTATGATGAGAGATATAGATAAAGATGTTTTTGTCGCTGGATATGTAAAACAATGTGAGAAAAAACGCACTCCACAAGAAATTAAAGAAGAAGAATTAAAAGATTACACAGAATATAAAAAAGATAACAACAATGGTAAAAAACAAATATACATAAAATTTCCAAGAGATAAACCAAAAACTGGTATAAAATTTGATTCCGATGGTGAAAACCAAAAGTATTACACTTGTTCTAATAACCAGGATGGTTATCTAAATATAGGTCTCCAAGAAAATAAGTTGGGAAATTCTGTACTTTACCCTTATTTACCTTGTTGTTTTCGTACATCTCAAAATGACAAAATTACCAGTAATTACTATGAAAATAATATTACAGAAACTAAGACAATTATACCTACAAAACAACAAAAAATAATCGTAACAAATAAAATTCTTAATGATAATGCTATTGGGTTTTTACCTCCGAAACTTAATAAATTATTTTCTCTATTATATCAAAACAATGATTATCATTTTTTACGATTTGGTTCTACACTATCTAATAGAAGTTTTTTAATATGTCTTATAAAAAATTATATAAAAAAAGAAAATAAAAAAAATACACTTATTACTGAAGAATATCTAAAAAAATTTATTGATAATAATATTATTAATTCAAATGTTCTTTACACTTCTCGTCAAAGTATGCATGATAAAGATATTGAACAAATAAAAACAAACATAAAAAACCCTGAATTATATTTTGACCCTAGATTATATACTCAATTATTAGAAAATATTTTTAAAATAAATATAATATTATTTAATGAAGATGGAATGTTTTCACCCAGATATTCCAAATATTATCATAAATTTAAAAATAATAATAATTGTATTTTTATTTACGAACACATGGGTGCTGAATCAGATCGTTCTAAATTTCCACAATGTGAAATAATATGTAGAAATGCTATAGATAAAGATTCAGAAGTTTTAGATTTGGAATTTAATTTACAAAATGTTAAATCTCCAACCTACAATATAGCTAAAAACATATCTAGTTTATACAAACAATTTGTTCCCATAATTTTTTTGAATCATAATTTCAATGATGATAAAATTAAAATAAAAATTAAAATAAAAAGTCAAATAATAGATTCTTATGGAAAAACTAGACAAATAAATATTAAATATAAAAATACGAATATGACATTATATACAACTCCACTATGTCCTTTAAACATAAAAGAAGAATATACAGATACTCCTCATATTTCAGATTTAAAAGAAGCTATCGACTTTTGTAAAGATTTAGATATAAAAATAACTTCACAAGTTATTATTAATAATAACTTAACTGAAATAATAGGTTTGTGGGATAACATGGAAATTTCTATACCTATAAAAGATATAAAGAATATTAAAATTGACAATGTAGATATAAAAGAAAAGGAGTTTAATTATTTTAAAAAATCAAATTCTTACTTGGAATTATACAATAATAATCAAAAAATAGCCAATTACTTATTAGAATATACTTATTACTTATTTTCTAAATATTTACATAATAATAATAAAATAAATATACAAAAATTAGATTTTGATTATTTCTCTAACAATAGTTTTGTAATAAATAGTAATCATCAATACATAATAGATAAACCAATACTATTTTCCAATAGTTCAGATAATGTATTTTTACAAAATAATAAATTAATTGTAACTTCGGAAGAAATGATTAAAAAAATACTATACTCTCTTAAATTATTTTCAATAAGAAATATAGATGAATTAAAAAATTACAAAAATAAAATTTCAATAAAAAAATATTACAATTACATTTCTGATTTTACAGAACATCCTAGTCAAATTATTTTGTACAATATAGATTCTGTGATTGATTGGATTAATCAGAAATCTAATATTTATAATGTTTATAAATCCACAAATTCCAATATTAAGTTTTTAAATTACAACGAACCCTATTATATTAATTTTGAAAATAAGATTTATCTTGCTGTAAACTCTACAGAGTTAAATAAAGCTTTAGATATTTCCACAACATGGCATAGTGATAAGTACAATAAAAATATTTTTTCTAATTCAAACATATTATTCAAAAATACATCTTATAATTTATATATTTATACAGTTGATAAATTTGTATTAAACAAAATAAATGGAGGAAACAATACCATTAATATTTTAACACATCGAAATAATAACAACGATATTATTTACACTTCTTTACTTATTTTATAAAATAAATTTTTATTTTATAAATTTAATTCTCATTCTTTTCTTTATAAATATTTTTTAAATTGTCAAAATAAGTCGTGTTCTTATACATATATTCAAATTTTGCTATAGCATCTTCGTAAAATAAAATATTAGTAATACTATCAGATGAAATATTGTTTGTTAAAGTTATATAATAATCAAAAAAATATTGTGGATAATCATTTATTTTTTTTATTTCATTATCTATGTTATCTATTTCATGTTTTTTTGTTAATTTATCCTTTTTTGTTTCCAAATCTACAATAATTTTATCTTTTTTTGTTTCCAAATCTACAATAATTTTATCTTTTAAAATATAACCAAATATAAATAAATAATATACTATAACTACTCTATCAAGTTTTATTTTATTAAAGTCTTTATCAGATTTAAATACAGATCGAATTAAAGAACATTGATTAAAATTTTTCAAGAATTTATTATAAACATCTTTATCTTTTTTGAAAACTTTTTCAATTAATTTATTTAAAACACCTGGAACACAATTTGATATTCTCCTACTATAAGGTCTTGTTACAGGATTGTTTATATTTTGTTTATAAGACATAGTTCCCATTTCTGCTAAATCAAAATCTATAATTTTTACATCTTTCAATTCGTTTTTAGTATCAATATTAATTATTATATTTCCTGGATGTAAATCTTCATGTGAAAAAGCTATTATTCTATTAATATATAATAAACTATTTAGAATTTTCATCATTATTTTAAAAAATAAATCTTTATCAGTATAACATTTATTATGCTTTAATATTTTGTAAAGACTTATTCCTTGTACAAGTTCTGTGATTATATAAGGACATCCTGGATATGTTTTAGATTTTTTTTTTATAAATCCTTTTTCTATAAGTTTGGGAAAAAAAGATAAGTCATTTTTATTATTTTCTTCATTTTTTATTTTTTCAAATGTACAATATATAGATATTTCTCTAATATTTCTTTCTGAATTCTTCTGTTCTACATATATTTTCAACAATTGTTTTTCAATACTATTATTATGTAATTGTTGTATTTTATAAACTAAAGCACCTGATTTACCATCACCTATTTTTTTAGTTTCATATGTCTTTATATTTCCATTTTCATCTAAATTAATAATGTGTTTTCCATTTATATCAACATTTTGAATTAATGAAATTTGTTTAAGTGTAGTATCTTTTTTTGTTACGGGGTTATTTTTATATATAGTATTCAATTCTTCAATACAATCTTCATAGTATTTATTATAAACAGATGGTTTTTCTTCAATACTATTATTATTTCTAAATTTAGCGGATATTTTTTTTTTTAAAAAAGATGATGACGATAGTGGAGATGATGATATTGGAGATGATGAACAAGATGACGATGATGACATTGGAGATGATGAACAATATGACGATGATGATATTGGAGATGAACAAGATGACGATGATGATATTGGAGATGATGAACAAGATGACGATGATGATATTGGAGATGATGAACAAGATGACGATGATGATATTGGAGATGAACAAGATGAAGATGACGATTGTGAATTGGTAGAAATATTAAATGTAAATTTTTTATATTTGCTTTGCATTTTTATTTATATAAATAAAAATGAATTTTAAATACAAATTTTTATAATTAAAACATAATTATGACAGATAATACAAAAAATAATAAATTAAAATATACTAAAATGGATCCTATTACACATATTCGTCATAGACCAGATATGTATTGTGGGTCTATAAAACAGAAAGAATTGGAAATGTATGTATCTAGTGAAAATTTACATATATCAAAAAGAAATATAAAAGTATCTCCGGCATTCATAAGGATATTTATAGAACCAATGTCCAATGTGATAGATAATTATGTTCGTAGTAAAAGTACTGTTAATAAATGTAAGGAAATTCGTGTAGAAGTTAATAGGAAAAAAGGTGAAATAGTTTTTTGGAATGATGGGAATTATATACCAATAGAGATGCATAAAGAAGAGAAGTGTTATAATCATACATTAATATTCGGACATTTACTTACATCTAGTAATTATGATGACGATGAAGATAGATATGATATATCTGGAAAAAATGGAATAGGAGGTAAAGTATCTGTAGTATTTTCAAAAGAATTTACAGTTACCGGAGTAGATACAAAAAAATCTAAGATATTTAAACAGACATGGAAGGATGGGATGAAAATAGTGACGGAACCCATAGTTGAAGATACAGATATAAAAAGATCTTATACGGAAGTGAGGTTTATTCCTGATTTTAAATATTTTGGAATGGAAGACGGTATTACAGATGATATAGTTGATTTATTTCGGAAGTATGTAATAGATACATCTATGTTAACAAAAACACCGAATGTATATTTTAATAATGAACTATTGAATATACATAATTTAGAAGATTATTCAAAGTTATATTTAGAACAAGAAACAATAGAGTGTATAAATATAAAAACAAAAGATAGTGAAATATATTTAACACCTTCTAAAGAGTTTGAATGTATTTCATTTGCTAATGGTATAATAACTCCTCGAGGAGGAACACATGTTAATTCTTGGAGCGAGACTATATTCAGACCTATTTTGGATAAATTAAATAAACCTAAGAAACCTCAGTTAAATATATCAGATGTGAAGAAATGTTTTAGATTGTTTGTTGTTACATCTGTAAATAAACCAGTTTTTGATAGTCAAGAGAAAGAAGTGTTAGAAGGACCTGAAATAGAAACAACAATAAAAACATCAGATATAAATAAGATATGTAAATGGTCAATAATGGAAAGACTACAAGATATGATATATGCTAAAGAATTCGTAGTATTGAAAAAAACACAGAGAAAGAAAAGGGGACATACAAAAATAGAAGGATTAGATCCTGCGAACAACGAGGGTGGTAAACATGGACACGAATGTACACTTATTTTGGTAGAAGGATTGTCAGCTAAAACATTTGCAGTATCTGGTATAGAAGTAGGTGCATATGGTAAAACGGGTAGAGATTGGTATGGTATATTTCCACTTCGTGGTAAGTTACTTAATTGTCGTAATTGCAAACCATCGTCAATATCCAATAATAAAGTTATAACATCTATTATCCAAGCTTTAGGATTGGAATATGATGTGGATTATAAAGAAGAAGAAAATTATCGTAAACTTCGTTATGGTAGAGTAATGATTATAACTGATAGTGATTGTGATGGAATACATATATGTTCTCTAATACAAAATGCATTCCATTCATTATTTCCAAGTCTGTTGGAAAGAAAACAGTGTTTTATAGTATCTTTACAAACACCTATAGTGAGAGTTTTTTTAAAAGGACAACAAGATAAGTTATTTTATGATGAAGTTTCTTATAAAAATTGGGTAGAAGAATATAAGAAAGAAAATCCTAATAAAAAAATAGAACATAAATATTACAAAGGGTTGGGTACATCAAATGAGAAGGATGTTAAGGAAACTTTTGGTAAAAAGATTATAGAATTCGTTTTAGATGTAGAAACTTCAAAAATAATGAATAAAGTTTTTTGTAAAACACAATCGGATTCTCGTAAGGAATGGTTGGGATTGTACAATCCCAACTCTAATATCATAAATTGGGTGCCTGGAAAACCGGAGATTAAACAGATGAATATATCAGATTATTTAAATAACGAGACCATAAAATTCTCGTTTGATGATTGTAAAAGAAGTATTCCTAATATTTTAGATGGATTAAAAGAAAGTCATCGTAAAGTATTGTATAGTTGTTTTAAGAGAAATTTATCTTATGGTGGAAAGACTTTGAAAGTAGCGCAATTGGCTGGGTATGTAGCAGAACATTCAGGTTATCATCACGGAGAACAAAATTTATTCGATACAATTACAAAAATGGCTCAATTTTTTGTGGGTAGTAATAATATTCCGTTGCTATACAGAGATGGACAATTTGGTTCAAGAATAAATAATGGAAAAGATGCTGCCAACGCAAGATATATATTTACTAAGATTGATGAACTAACGAGGTTAATATATAGACAAGAAGATGATATATTACTGACTAGACAAGAAGATGATGGAGATATAATAGAACCAAAATTTTATGTTCCTATTTTACCTATGATTTTAGTAAATGGAATTACAGCTGGTATTGGAACAGGTTGGTCTTGTAATATTCCTTCTTATAATCCTTTAGAATTAGTTCAATGTGTTAAGATATGGTTGGAAAATAATGGTAGTATTTTTAATGAAAATAATGATGGTTCTCAGGAATCTATATTACCGAAATTAAAACCTTGGTATAGTTGTTTCACAGGTAAAATAGAAAAAACAACGAAAGAAGGTCAATTTAAATCTTACGGAAATGTATTTTCTAATGGGAATAAAAAAATAATAAACGAATTACCAATAGGTATGTCTACAGATAAATTTAAAGATTTTTTAGAAGATTTGAAAGTAGATAAAAAAATAAAAAATTATAAAAATCATTCGAAAACAAAAACTATTCATTTTGTTTTGACGGAAGAGGATGAATTTACAGCAAACGAAGAAAGTTTAAAATTATATGATACCATAAATACATCTAATATGGTAGCTTTTACTGAAAATAATCAAATATGTAAATTTGAAACAATAGATGAAATTATAGATTACTTTTGTGGTGTTAGATACCGATTTTACATGGATAGAAAAAAGCATCAGATTAATGAATTACAGAAAATTATAAAATTTCTTGGAAATAAATACAGATTTCTAAAAGAAGTTATGAATGATGATATTAAATTTTTCGAAATTAAAGATTCAAAAAGAACAAGTAGAACAACTAAAGATTTAATTAAAGAATTAGAAAAAAGAAAATATGATAAGGAATTAATTAGTTCAGATGTTACAGAATCTGAAAATAAAGAAGAAGATATCGAATCATTAAAAGGATATGATTATTTACTTGGTATGCAATTTCGTAGTATAACAGACGAAAAGATAAATAAATTGAATCATGAACTACAATCAAAGAATAAAATTTTAGATGAAATTAAAAATACATCTGAAAAAGATATGTGGATAAATGATTTGGATAGTTTTGTTTGTTCTTATAACAAATGGTATAAAAAAATATCTTCACAAGAAGATTCTAAGGATAAAGATGTAAAAAAAACAAAAAAATAAATATATTAATAAACAGAAAAACTAAAATAAATATTATATTTGTCATTTTATAATAAAATGACAAATAAGTTAAAGGAATCTCAAGAAAATCCTATTGATAATATACTAATATGTATAGCACATAGTGTTAAATCATATTTTAAATTATTAAACTATACAGCCAATGACATTACAACATTATCTTTGATTTTTGGATTATTATCCGTTATTATGTTATATAAAAATAATTATATATTAGCTTGTATTTTTTATTTTATATCTTATTTTTTCGATGTACTGGATGGAATATATGCTAGAGAATATAAGATGGTTTCCGAATTCGGGGATTACTACGATCATTTTAAAGATGGTATAATAACTATTTTGTATTTTATTACACTATATTATAAGTTTGAAAAACCTACAAATTCCAGACCTATATTAGTTATTCTACTTTTATTAAGTTTTATTTTAATGTCTATGAATCTAGGATGTCAAGAAAAAATATATCATAAATTTGATAATAAAACAGATTCATTATCATGTTTAAAATGTTTATGTTTCAAAGATCCCGAAGAAATGATTAAATACACAAGATTTTTCGGATGTGGAACATATATTATTATAGTTATAATATTTACATTAGTATGTAGACAATATAATTACAAAAAATAATGGTTAGGTATAGTTAAAAATTTTTTATAATTAAATTTAATTATAAAAAATTTGAAAATTAAATTTAATATATTGTAATTTAACTACTCTATCCATTTTCTTTCTGGTTAGGTAACTTTTATATATTTTTTATATCTGTATAAATGAATTATTATTTTAAAATAATAATTATATTAAAAATGAGTAATATATATACATTAATTAAGAGAAATATTAAAGATGATACTGGTGATAATATAGATTTGAAAATAATTTTTATTAAAAAAAATGAAATTGTAAGAATTATAAAAGCATTTGATACAAAAGGTAGATATTTTTATGTTGAATATAATTGGATTCCACCTAAATTAAAAGAATTTGAATATTATAAAAATACAGAATTAAATAACATTATATATATTAATTTTGAACGACAACTCACTATATATTTAGAAGGCGGTTGTTTTAGTGATATTTATGGATTAGAAGAACAAAAAGATAGTCCGATACATTTACAAACAATAAATAAAAAAATTACAGAAGTACAAAATCAATTAAAAAAATTGGAAGAACATAAAATAAATACTAAAATATTATTTGATTTTTAACATTTCTTACAATTAAATCCTACTAATAATAAAAATAAATTTATAAAATAAGAGATTATACACGAGATATACGATAAATAAATCAAACATTTAAAAGAATTATTAACAAAAAAAGAGAATTGTCATTGTTGTATTTTTTAGAATTAATAAGATGTGTAAATTGTCGTTTATATATCATACATATAAAAGAAGAAATATTCTTAAAAATAATATATATTATAAAATTTTTTATTTCGGTAAACACATACCATTAGAGTATTTATTAGTATCTGTTAAAACCACATTATATTTTCGTAATTCATTTCTTTCTTTTGAATTTAATAAATAGTTTCTATAACTAAGTGATATTTCATCACCATTCTTTGGATTTTCAGTAAAATAAAATCTTAATTTAATTTCAGTATATGATGATAATAAGATTAACAAAGTATTAACATTATCATATAACCGACCACCTATATCAAAAATAATTTTTACATTTTTATTATTTGAAGTTAAAGTTATATTATCAATTATATCTACTTGATTATTAATTTTGTAATCATATATATGATTACCATTTTTATCAACTTCCAATACATCAACATTACATAATTTTAATATAGTTTTTGTATAATATGATACAGATTTTTCTTTCTCAACTAAAAATACTAAAGCATCGTTAAAATTATCTATCGAATCGTTATGAACAATATCAATAGATTTTATAAAAGTATCGTAATCAGTTTCAATCATTTTTCTTTCATTATTACTAAATATAGACTCTTTACTTACTGGTTGTTTTATTTTATTTACTAATGTATCTATAATATCTTTTTCTTTAGATATACAAGAATTGTAATATAACGGGTCTGAATATATAGATGGTCTAACTGATAAAAGTTGTTTAACAGTTTCTAAAGTTGCTTCTTGTTCTAATCTACTCATTTTATTATGAATAAACTTTTATTTAAATAATAAAATATTATTAATAAAATATTTAATTCTAAATATATAAACATGTATTTATAATATAATTATTTATATAATATTTTAAACAATCTTTATTTATACCACAATTAAGTATAAAATCAACACTGATCTGTTTTCTTTTTTTACATACTTCATCAAAGAAATTATTTCTTATAGGAAAATCACCTGCTCTTAATAATTTATCATAATAATGATCTATCATAGATTCACTAACTCCTTTATAATCACGATATCTTTGAATTGTTGCTATTTTCCACAAGTCTTCTTCGTTATCAGCAAATAAAGTTTTATTAGTATATAATTTATTATTAAAAGTAATAGCATACTGATAACACCTTTTAATACCTATGAAACCGATAGCTTCCAAACGATCAGAATATCTAGGATAAAGCATCCATTCTTCTATATCATATGGTATATTATCACCATTTACAGCGGATGATACAAGAGATATCATTTTAATTATCAAATCTATTGAATCATTATCTATATCAAATAATATTTCTTTAACATTTTCATATTTAAAGTTATTAGGAAAAAATTTTCTATCATCAGCATCGTGTAATAATGATGCTAAAAGTATACATTTTATGATATTTTGATTTAATTTAAAATCACAACATTCAATAGCTTTTTTAGAATTATTCATAACAGCTATAGCATGGTCTATACCATGAGAAGGACATACTTTGTTTAATGTAAAAATAGATTGTAATCTGTCAATATAAATATTCATTATTATTTATATTTAATATTTAAATATTTAGATATAAATGGAAGAATTACCAATTTTTATACAAAAAGATATTAGAGATGATATAAGAGATATATATAATAAAATAAATCATTTAAAAGAATTATTAACAAAAAATAGTTCTTGTCATTGTTGTATTTTAGAATTAATGAAATGTCAAAATTGTAAACATATAATATGTCCAAATTGTGATGAAAAAAAATGTGAAGTATGTAAAATTTTTATATGTAGAAATTGTTTAAATTATAAAAAGAAAGATACAGACCCTAATCATAATACTTTATCTTGGTTTGCTTGTAATAGTTGTAAAAATATTGAATTATACGATAGTAATTGGAATGAAGAATGATAGAAATATAGTAGTTTTTTTTTATATTATATAATATAAAAAATATGAAAGGGGTTATTTATATAGGTTCATCTGATACAAATATAAAAAGTTTATTTGTAGATGATAACATTGTAAATAATAGGTATGTTATAAATAAAGATAATTATATATTTGAAATAATAATAAATAATAATACATGTATTTGTAAGAGATTGGATTTAAATAAAGGATGGGAAATTGAATTATTAATAGAAGCAAATATAAAAAACAATTATTACGATTCTAATATTATTCCTGTTTTTTTTATTAATTTAGAAAAAGATAAAGATAGATTAATTTTTATTAGAAATATATTAAATAATATATTTAATAATAAATATGTATATAGAATTGAAGGTGTAAAACATAATATAGGATTAGAAGGTTGTCGTTTAGCTCATATAAATGCTCATATATCAGCTATAAATAAAGGATTTAATTATTATATAATTACAGAAGATGATATCAAACCTCTGATAGACTCGGAAAACATTAATAAATATATTGAAAAATCCATATTGTTTAAACCAGATCTTGTTTTATTCGAACAAGGAGAAAAACTCGAAGGGAAAATACAGCTTAAAAAAATAAATGACAATATGTATCGTATAGAAGGAGGTGGTAATAATGCTGGTTGCTATTTATGTTCAAAAAAATTCGGAATTGAACTTATTAAACATTGGATAAAATCACCAGGGAGACATATAGATCATTCATGGCAAGATTTATGGAAGTCTAATAATGTTTATTTTCACAGACCCCAATTATTTCAACAAAGGGAAGGATATTCAAATCAAAGTGATGTTTATTATAGAAATACTATAAAACCTTTTGATTGGCAACTTTATGAAAAAAACCAGTTACAAATGGAAGGGTATTCAAATCAAAAGGAAGTTTATTACAGAAATACTAATTCGTTTGATTGTGGACTCTACGAAAAAAATAGAGAAAAAAGTTATTATATCAGTAATATATTATTAACAATACTAAAAATATATTCAAATTATTACTTTTATATATTTTTACTATTATTAATAGTTATAATTATATTATTTATAATTAGAAAAAACATATTTAAAAATAATTAATATTAAATACAACAATGAAATACGCAATTGGAATTGATTTGGGAACTACATACTCCTGTGTAGGAGTTGTAAAAAATGGAAATGTAGAAATAATAGCAAACGACCAGGGTAACAGAACAACACCTTCGTATGTGGCTTTTACTGATAGTGAAAGATTAGTAGGGGAATCTGCTAAAAATCAATCAGCTATGAATCCTACGAATACTATATTTGATTCTAAAAGACTTATCGGTAGAAAATTCAATGAACAGACTGTACAATCTGACATCAAACTTTTTACCTACCCGGTTATTAATGATAATGATAAACCAGTAATATCAGTGTCTTACAAAAATGAAACAAAAAAATTTAAACCAGAAGAAATATCCGCTATGATTCTTTCTAAAATGAAAGAAACTGCTGAAAAGTATATAGGTGATACAGTTGATGATGCCGTCATCACAGTACCAGCCTACTTCAATGATGCACAGAGACAGGCTACAAAGGATGCTGGTGCTATAGCGGGATTAAATGTTCTTCGTATTATTAACGAACCTACGGCGAGTGCTATTGCTTACGGATTGGATAATAAGGATAATAGCGAAAAACATGTATTAATATTTGATTGTGGAGGTAAAAATGTTCTGCTTCCTGTGGTTTGAACCCACTTTACTACATCTAGTAAAAATCTGGTGAATTGCTGGAAACTCCTAAAACTATATCTACCACAACATAATGTGAAAACATAAGTGTGAAGGTTTAAGAAAGATTAGATAAATGGACAATCAGCAGCCAAGCTTCTAAATATTTATTTTTTAAATACATGAAGAAGGTTCAACGACTAGGTTTAAAAACCCACGAGTGCCAGAGTTTAATTAGTTAATTAAAGATTATCTATTATATAATTATTAAAATGAGACAGCAAATACTAAATTCTATAACTACAATTACTAATAAAGAAACAAAGGAAATAATACCTGTAATAAAGAAAGAATTAATATTTGAATCAAGTAAATATTCATCAACTAAAGAAAATATATGGCATGTTTTTATTAATGATATTAAGTTAAAAAAAACATCATTGTATTTAATTAGTTATAAATGTTCAACTTGTGAAGAAATAAGTTCTATATCAACAACACAATTTTTAAGGAAGATTAGAAAGTGTAAAAGTAAATGTTTTGGGTGTTCTAATATTGGTACTTATAATGAATTAAAAAAAACAACTATACCTATAAATTTACCTATAAATAAAAAACCTTGTAAAAAAAAATCATATATTGAACAATACAAAGATAGTTTAAATGAATTTGAAAATTATCCAGACCATTTTAAAAATTCATATCTATTATCACATTTAAATTTAGAAGATTATAATAGAATTAAAAAAAATATTATAAGTTTTTCTAATGGAAATAAATATGATATGGATAATTATGAATATTGGTCTGTTTATAAGGTAAATAATCAAATGAAATTTTCATCTGTAATATATGATAAAGTAAATAATACTATTTTCAAAGCTAATCAACCTATTATAAAATGTGATAATTGTTGTGTTAATTGGAGATGTAAGTCATTAGAAATGTTTAAAAATTCATACAAATTATTGTGTTCAAATTGTAAATTATGTAATCGAACATTTAAAATTAGACCTACTAGAAATATTAATAACGAACCAATTATATATCAATCTAAATTAGAGTTGAAATTTATCAATTGGTGTAGTGAAAATAATATTATAGTAACCAATGGACCTAATGTAGATTATAAATGGAATGAGAAGTTACATAAATATAGAGTAGATTTTAAAATTAATGATATATTAATTGAAATAAAAGATTATCATATATGGCATAATAATCAGGTAAAAAGTGGTTTATGGGATATTAAATTGAATGCTGTTAATAATTATATAAAAGATAATAATTTAAAAAAATATTTTTTTATTACACCCAAATGTTGGAATCAAAAATGCTCTGAACTTTTGAATGTAATAAAAACTAATTAAATAAGATATAGTCTGAACTTGTATGAAAGTACAAGAAATTAAGGATTAAATACCTTAATACTAACATGTCATGGGAACTCATGATGTTTCTCTATTGTTAATTGATGGTGGTGTGTTTGAGGTACTTGCTACGGCAGGTGATAGTCATTTGGGTGGATCCGATGTCGATCAAAGAATGGTCGAATATTTTTCTACAGAGTTTAAAAAGAAACATAAATTAGACTTGTCAACGAATCCTAGATCAGTCAAGAGACTTATGAATGAGTGTGAGAAAGCTAAAAGAACATTGTCGTCATCCACTGTTGCTAATTTAGAAATAGATTCTCTATTTGAAGGAATTGATTTTAATACTACTATTACAAGAGCAAGATTTAATGATATATGTTCAGATATATTTAAAAGAACTATGACACCGGTCGAAAAGGTTTTAAAAGATTCCGATATTCCTAAAAATAAAATAGATGAAATCGTTCTTGTGGGTGGTTCAACTAGAATTCCTAAAATACAAGAATTACTTTCAGAATATTTTAATGGTAAAGAATTATGTAAAAGTGTAAATCCAGATGAAGCAGTTGCACAAGGCGCTGCTATACAAGCAGCTATATTAACCGGTAATAGTAAAGAATTGAAGACTGACATATTGTTAATAGATGTAACACCCCTTAGTTTGGGGATTGAAACATCGGGTAATGTAATGACTAATATAATTGATAGAAATACTACAATACCTTGTAGCAAAACAAAAACTTTCAGTACATACACAGACAATCAAGAAATTGTTACTATTCGTATTTTCGAAGGAGAAAGACCTTTAACTAAAGATAATAATTTATTAGGACAATTTAATATGGAAGGTATTCCTCGTAAACCAAGAGGTGAACCTCAAATAGAAGTAAGTCTGGATTTGGATGCTAATGGTATATTAAGTGTTACCGCTTTGGAAAAATCGTCAAGTATTAGTAAAAACATTAAAATTACTAATGAAAACGGTCGGCTAACAAAAGAACAAATTGATAAAATGATTGCCGATGCTGAAAAATTCAAAGAAGATGATAAAGTCTTAAAAGAAAATATTGAAAGTAAAAATTCTTTTGAATCAAGTTTATACTCTTTAAAAGACACACTAAATAAAGATGAAATGAAAGATAAAGTATCCGACACTGATAAAAATAAATTACAAGATTTGGAAAATTGGTCTTCTCAAAAAGATTTACATTCCAAAGATGAATATGATTCTAAAATAAAAGAAATTCAATCCATATTAGTATCGTTAATGTCAAAATCAGAATCTTCCACAGACACATCCAATATATCACCACAATCTTCTATTGAACCTAAAGTTGAAGAAGTTGATTAATTATATACAATAATTATTTTTATATATTTTTATATATAAAAATATAGATGTCATTAGATTCTTTTGATAAATGGTATATTATTACATTAGAAAATAGAGACACTTCGGATATAATTAATAATCTGAAAAGTGTAGGTATAACAAAATAC